TCTTTTCCCCCACACCCCCTTATTAACTCCCCCTATAATCCCCCTCTTGAAGAGAAAAGAGAAGAAGCACTAACGGGCGTGTGCGCGGGCGCGTGTGAGGACGAGCAGATACCCTTCGAAGGCTTTGAACCCCTTGACCCGCCGGAATCCGAGGTTAAGCGCAGAAAACCGACGATTGGAGAGCGTTTTGAAGCCTTATGGGCAGAATACCCTAAGAAAAGCGGCAAAAAGAACGCTTTTGAGAGCTATCAGAGAGCTATAGCAGCCGGAGTGACCGACGAGACTATAGCCGATGGTATCAGGCGGTACAAGGACTACATAGCCGCAAAGCGCACGAGCGAACAGTACATACTTGCAGGCTCGACATACTTCTACCAGTGGCGATGGCAGGACATATACGACATGAGCACAGCTGACGGAAAAAACGAAAACGGAAAGCCGGCATGGATGTCGCAGGAAGACTGGGAGGAAATGAATGCAGTATTCGGATAGCCCGTTTGCAGACACACTTACGAAAATAGCGCAAGCCGCAAAAGAAGCGAATCCGCGAGAAGACGGAGACTATACCGAAAACGGACTGCTGTATTGCGGGAAATGCCACACTCCGAAAGAGACAACAGTCACACTCGGAGGACGCGAAACAAAAGTGTCGTGTATGTGCAAATGCCGAGAAGAACAAGCGGAAGCCAAGCGGAAAAAGTTCATCCACGACAGCCGAGCGGAAGCACTCAAAGACAGCGCATACGGCGACAAGGCACTGCGTAACTGCTGTTTTGAGAACGACGACGGAACAAACCCAGAGCTGACAAAGAAATGCCGGAACTACGTTGGAAACTTCGAGAGGTTCAACGAAAGCGGAAAAGGACTTCTGTTCTTCGGCACTTGCGGGACGGGCAAAACATACGCCACCCTTGAAATTGCCAACGCGCTGATGGAAAAGCTCTACTCCGTCAAGTTCGCAACCTTCGCGGCGATAGCTAACGAACTCTTTGATAATCCCGAGAAGCAAGGTTACATAAACCGCCTTGCACAGGACTACGACCTATTGTGCATCGACGACTACGCGGCAGAGAGAAACACCCCATGGATGAATGAGCAGCTTTTTGCGGTGATAGACGCACGGTGCAAAGCTCACAAGCCGCTCATAGTCACCACAAACCTCACGAGAGACGAAATGTTTGACAGAAAGAACATAGACCGATACCGTATCTGCTCCCGCCTGATGGAGCTGTGTATCGCGGTAGAGGTAAACGGCAAAGACCGAAGAATATCGGACTATATCAAAAACAAAGCAGAGTTTGAAGACCTGCTGAACCAATGAAAGGACACAATACAATGACAGACAACACAATACTCACAGATTTCGTACCCTGGAATCCCGCAAGCCGTAAACCGAAAGCATCCGGCAAGTACCTTATCTGGACGAACGACGGAAGCATGATGGTAGCCGATTACTCCGTAAAATACGACGGATGGGGAATCCTGCCGGACGGCGGCAGAGCCTACGAAATCAAAGACGTTGAGTTCTGGATGAGCGTTCTTCCCCCGACAATCTTCTGAACGAAAGGACAAAGGCAATGAGACAAAGGCTGATACAGAATACACTGATATCGAGCGGTGTGACAATGCTCGGAGTTATAACCTCATGCGGAATGTGGTACTACACCGTTCCCTCGTGCGTCGTGTTCGCTGTAAGCGCGTTGACAATGTGTTTGCTCACCATAGCAATAACAGCCGCCAGAGAGCTTTTCAGAGCGTATGAGCGCACACTGCCGAAGAAGCGCAGGAGAATCCGCATGAGATACGACAGCCGCGGAATGCACACCGACAGTCAGCGTCTCGGCTACGTATCGGCGGAAACAATCAGAGAGGTGTGCAGAAGATGAACACCTCACGGAAGCGGCACAGAGCAAAACCAAAGACGAAAGGAGCAAAACAATGACTGACGCAGAAAGATGCGTATCGTGCGGGGCTGTGATACCCGAAGGAAGACAGGTATGCCCGATATGCTATGCGAAATACCACAACGAATACTCTGAAGAGCTGGCGTACCTCTGGAAGGTGCTGAAAAAGACCGAAAGCAGTCTCAGAACAGCCGACAAGAGAAACGCGCCGAACGAAGAACGCGCAAACCTCCGCAAAAGGCGCGATATGCTGTACACGATAATCAACATTGTGGAGGACGCGGGAGCATGAAGTGTTTGGCAAAGAAAACGCAGTACCAAAAGGCGGAAAACGCACTCACCACCGAATACGGAATGTGGCTTCTCGAATACGTTGACGTTGCTTTCGGCGTAACGCTTGCCGAGAGCTACGGCTTCCGCGAGAAGAGACTGCAAAGGTTTTACGACGGCAACCGTAACGGGCTTTGCGAAATGGTGAACGCCAATATGCCGACAGCAATGTTTGTTGACAAAGGCAAGGGCAGACGCAAGGGAGACAGTTCAGACCTCATTGACGATGGCGTAGACACGACGGAGTACATGATAAAGCGCGAACTCCGAAACATAGGCTTCTCCGACTGCGATTTTGAAGCGCTTTCCCCCGACAACAAGTACAACGAAAACGCGCACCATACACAGCTTGATGTCATGTCGCACAACGTGAGAACGGCGTGGTATGAAGCAAACGCAAGACGCGCTGTAAGGCTCTACGCGGCGTATACGCTGAATTACATGCACGACACCTACAACTACGGCGCGGAGAGATTGAACCGCCTGTACGCGCTTGTCGCACCTCAGATTAAGTCCTATATCGAACGCTTCTTGATAGGAAACCGCCGCGTCGACAGAGAGCTGCACAAGGAACTGGACGAGATGCACGGCAAGCTTGAGAAATGCGGGCTGCACCTCGAAGAAGTTGTAAAGGAAGACGCGGTAGCGGTAAGCCGAAAAGAACCGCCGAAAGAACCAAAGAACCCGCCGATACACCTTGACATAGGCGAATACGAAAAAATCATGAAAGAAGTTGCCCGAGTGGCACTGTAAGGAGGATAAACAAACATGAAAGACTGCGAAAACTGCAAATATTGTGACGGCTTTGACTACGATGACGGAACACCGGATTGCACATGCGAGGGCGGTATGGGCGGCTGCCCGTACAACGACGAGGGCAAAATATAAAGAGGATAAATTTAAAATCACGCTCGACATACCGAACATTACCGATTACATCAAGCACACCGTAAAAAATACGGTAGACAATGCGGTGCGTGACATGATTGAGGACTGCGTCAAGAAGATGGTAAAAGAGAAAATCGAAGACGCGGCAGAAGCGTATGTCGAAGAATCGCTAAAGAAAGTAGTTGACGATGAAATCAAGGCTTATATGCAAAAGGACATCACAGTAGGCGGAGGATGGAGCGAACCCGAGCGAAAAATGAGCAGAAACGACTATCTCAGCGAATGCACCGCTAAAGTCGTTGAATCTCAACTCAGCGCGAAAAAGATATCTGAAACGGTAATTGACTATTGCAAGGGCTCGATAGACCGTTTTGCGATAGATATTAAGGATGACGTGAATTACAAAATAAAGAACACCTTCGATAACGCAACGAAACAAGCATTGTCGGAAAATGTTGTAACAATGCTGATGGCGGGTGATACGTACAAAAAGCTTTCCGACAGCATGGGGAGGATTTTAGAATGAACTTTAAACTCAAAGCAGGAGCGTTCGCGCCGATAAGAGCGCACAAGCAGGACGCGGGAGTAGACCTCTTATCCCCCGTCACGGTCACGATTTACCCAGGAGACAGCGCAACGATAGATACAGGCGTGTGCGCGGAGATACCCGAGGGATTCTGCGGTCAGATATGGTCAAAGAGCGGACTTAATATAAACCACGGCATTCTCTCAACAGGAATGGTGGATAGCGGCTTCGGCGGCAGTATCAAGATAAAGCTCTATAACCATTCTCACGAGATTTACACGGTAAAACGCGGAGACAAGATATCACAGCTTGTGGTAACAGCCTGCGACACAAGCGATGTAGTTATAGCAGACGAGATAGCAAGCGGAGAGCGCGGAGAAAACGGCTTCGGCAGTACAGGAAGATAACCGCAAATTAAACAAAAGACAAAGGAGAAAACAATAAATGGCTACGAAAACAGAACAGAGCGCACTGGAAATTAAAGAAATTATACTCGAAACGGTTACATTGAGGATTGTCGGCGAAACTCCGCTGATTATGCACGCATGGAGTGAAAAGGCAAAGCGTGAAATCCTCGACAAGCAGATGAAAGCAACAAAGACAAGCGCGAAAAAAGCAAAGAATCCTGTAGAGGACTTCATCAGGTCAATGTATTGGCTCACACCAATGCCCACAGACATGACCGAAGACGGATTTAACGAAGCTATAGCAAACGGAGCAAGGTTTGGCTTCCCTGTCACGGCATTCAAGCAAGCCGCAATTTCCGCTTCCTACCGCATGGGATGGAGCAAGGACAAGGCTTCTTTGAGAGGTGTGTTCTTCATAGAGGGAGACGAAAATCAGATGATTGAAATCAAAAGTGAAGTTCCCGTAATGCGCGAAGATATGGTAAAAATCGCGGGAGGAACGGCGGACATTCGTTTCCGCGGCGAGTTCAGGAAGTGGTACGCAGACATGAAGATAACATACAACAAGAATGGGCAGTACACACTTGAACAGATAATCAACATCATAAATGCAGGCGGTTATTGTTGCGGCGTAGGCGAGTGGAGACCCGAACGAGACGGTCAATACGGCAAGTTCAGAGTAGCTACAATCTGACCTCTTGGCAGGCAAGGCTCGGTGTGGCGAGGCGCGGCAAGTCGAGGCATTGTCCGGCGTGGTGTGGTATGGCAGGAAGGGTTAGGTTCGGTGAGGCGCGACATGGTGGAGCAAGGCGCGGTCAGGTGTGGCAGGTATGGCGGGGCACGGCACGGTGCGTTAGTGTGAGGCACAGTGTGGCACGGTGGGGCATGGTATGGCAGGTATGGATATACCAAAATTATTAACAGTTAACAAAGGAGCAAAAACAATGGTTTACGAATGGAAAGAAGCGGCGCAGATTAAAGCGGACGCACAAAAAGCAGGAGAAATGTTAGAAAATTTGGAGAAAACTGTAGGGATTACTCCAAAGAATTTAGTTGAAGCAAACAGAGATGAATCAGCACCTCTGCACAATGAATTTGAGTGGAACGACACAAAAGCCGCCGAAAAATACCGCGAAACACAAGCAGGCTATATCATCCGCAACATATGTGTTGTGAGAGAAAGCGAAGAGAAACCGCCCGTCAGAGCGTTCTATTCCGTTACAACCGACGAAGAACGCAAATACGAAAGTCTGAATGTGATTATAAAAAGCGAGGACAAAACAAAGAAACTTCTTGAATCCGCATTAAGAGAACTTATCGCGTTCAAAGCGAAGTATTCAATGCTTTCCGAAATAGCGAATGTAATTAAAGCTATTGACGAAGTCCAGTGCGCAGAAGCGCAACGGAACAGATAAGCTACGACACGATTAGCAACGGAAAAGCCTGGACTCGCACCGCGCCGAAAAGGAAAAGCAAAAATACCGCGCCGGCGGAATCCGGCAGAAAGGAAGATAATATGAAAATCGACACAAATAAGTATTATATCGTAAGAGGAGACCGCTCCGGTGTGTTCTTCGGCAAAATCAATTATCAGGTCGGCAAAGAAGTGCAAATGAACGATGTGCGCTGCTTATGGTACTGGGATGGAGCGGCATCAATCATTGAACTTGCAATAAGCGGCACGAAAAAACCAAACAATTGCAAATTTACGGTGGCGGTAGAGGAAATAACAATCACAGACGCTATAGAGATAATACCTTGCTCGGAGAAAGCGACTGCGATAATTAAGGCGGTAGAAGAATGGCGAGCTTAACCGAACGAATTAAGGCGTTTCTTGATGTTGGCGATGGCTATGGCAATGGGTCTGGTCGTGACTATGGCTTTGACTATGACTTTGACTATGGCTTTGACTCTGGTGATGGCTATGGTCGTGGATCTGGTCGGGGCTCTGGTTATGGCTTTGACTCTGGTTGTGGCTCTGGTCGGGGCTCTGGCGATGGAATAAAGAGCTTAAATAACCAAGACATTTATATAGTCGATGGTGTGCCGACCATAATCACGGCATTGTTTGATAATTACGCTAAAGGCTTTAGTGTCGGCAGCGACTTTACGCTTAGACCTTGCTATATCGCAAAAAGCGAAGATATTTTTGCACACGGCAAAACGCTCCGGGAAGCAGTAGCCGCAATGCAGGACAAACTTTTTGAAGATATGCCCGAAGAAGAGCGAATAGCTGCATTTAAAGAATGCCACGATTACGAGGGGACTTACAGCAACACAGACCTCTACGATTGGCACCACAGGCTGACAGGCTCGTGTGAGATGGGCAGACAGCAGTTTGCGATAGACCACGGCATAGACCTTGACGGCAAAATGAGTGTAAAGGAATTTATCGAACTCACCAAAAACGCATATGGCGGCGAAATCATAAAAAAGCTCGAAAAAGAGTATCTGAAAGGAAGATAATATGGCAAAGTATAAAGTTGGGGATAGAGTCAAGATAGTTCGTAATGATTATCTGACGTGCGAAATCGGAGACACAGGAACAATAATGGCATATAACAGCGGCACAGGTTATGCCGTGGAGTTTGACATCCCACGCCCTTCTTATCATGGCTGCCGTGGGTTAACAACGCCCGGCTACGGTCAATGGGCATCGGAGGAAAATATCGAACTCATAGAGCCAATCAAAGACAAACCAACCCGCGAATTTAAGCTGATAATCACTTCCTCCGGCGACACCACCACAGCAAAACTCATACACGGCAAAACCACAACAAAAGAAGCAACCGTGACGCGCTACAGCAAAGACGAATACAGCGAGAAAGCCGCCGTTGAAGCTATCGTGAAGAAGATTTTCGGCGAGGACGATAAAGAGAACGAAGCAAACAAACCGTACAATGGTAAGGCAGTATGGATAAGTGACAACGAAAGCGTTTATACGAAAGGAAAAATATACAAATTTGTTGACGGACGCATTAAACATGATTTGGGATTTACAATTGGCGGATATACCCTCGAAAACATGAAACAGTCCGGTTGTTTTATCCCGATAGTGGAATGATGGAGGACAAATGAAATGTCGATGAGAGATTACGAAGACCTCAAAGATATAGAGATTCCGCGCGAACAAGAAATGATGATGGTGAAAATCATGTATGACTCATACGAAGAATGTAGAGATTTAAACTGTGCCAGTTGTCCAGACGGAAGAAGAAAACGCGCATTTAATAGTATGATGAGTTGCATTCTGTTTAAGTACGCGCGAAAGCTTTACGAAGCAGGATTCAGGCAGACGGAGAAAGGAGCAGACAAGGATGAATAACTACGAAGAAGAATTCTTTGAAGATGAAAATGACCTTGAAGAAGAGCATTTTGGAGATTTTGTGGATTTTTGGGACGATACACCCGAATTTGATGAACAGATAGAGGAATTTAAAACTGCACTTAGAGCCGATATAAAGCGTGAAACCAAGGAACTTATAGAAAAGCTTCAAAAGGAACTCGACGAGCTGAAAGACTACAAAGCACGCAAAAACGAAATCGAGCGCAAGTACCATGACGAAATCGCAAAGATGGCAAAAGCCGAAGCGGATATTGAACGCAAGTACCGCAACAAGAAAGCGCAGGAAATACTTGCTGAATGCTGTACGGTAGGATGGAGAGCGGCATGGCGATACGACGAACCCAAAGAAAAATGCGACAAGTGCGATGAGGACGGGTATATCACGTTTTACTCTCCGCAAGGCACGAAATACCGTGAGCAGTGCAAATGCCGCCATAAAAACGTGATATATTACCCTGCCGAGACAAGACTTGCGCGTATTTACGCAAGCAAATCGCCTGAAACAGTACAGTTTTACTACGACAAGGTACGGGGAGACGGTGAGAGTTACAGCGATTATGTGCGCTGTTATGTAGTGCGCAGCAGCGATTTTAAACCGGAAATTATAGATAGTTATGGTTATAGTTATGATACGGTATTCGAGAGCAAAGAGGACTGCAAAAAATACTGCGAGTGGCTTAACAATAAGGAGAACAACAATGAATAACTTTATCGAACTGCACGATTTCTCAAGAAGAAGCCACCCGAAAATACTTATAAACGTAAACCATATAACGTCCGTAGAAAACTATGGGGGACAGGCAGTTATATGCTTGAGTATGCTTAAACCCGAGGAAATAACCGTCACCGAATCCTACGAAGAAGTAAAGCAGCTGCTCGCAACGGTCGAGTATGTATACAAGGAGGAAGAATGAAGAAATACAGAGTGTGGGGTAGTTGCATAGTAGCTTGCAGTATGGTCGTCGAAGCGGAAAATGAAGAAACAGCAATCGAAATCGCAAACGACGAATTCGGAGGTTTAACAAACTATGCAGGAATGGGTAGTTGTGATTGTCTTGTTGGAGTTTTTACAAGCGATGACGAGAGATGTGTTTTCCCTGACAGCGACCCAGAATTTGATGACTGCGAAGAGATACGTCCAAAGGGGGAAGAAGAATGACTGATTGGATTAGCGTAAAAGACAGACTGCCCTCACGTTGTGGAAAGGTATCTGAGATGACCTATAAACGCTATTGGGAACGCAACAGAACTCGTCGACCGTTTCCTCCGTTGTATGAAGCTATGAAAGCATACGGAGACGTAATGTACAAAGTGCCGGAGTACGTCGAGCCGAAGCACTGTAAATGGTGCGGACAACCTCTGAGCGGCAGACGGACAAGTTTCTGTTCAAACGAATGCAGTAAAAAGTTTAATAGACTTACAGTTTGGCAAAGAGGACGTAACGCTTACTCACTAAGGATTCTATACCGCGACAATTTCACTTGTCAGGACTGCGGAGAATTTCACGCGCACAAAAACGAGTTCGGAATTTTCGTTCCAATAGACGACGGAAAATTAAACGTACATCATATAGTGCCTGTATCAGAAGGCGGCGGCGATGAACCAACAAATCTTGTCACGCTCTGCGTAAACTGCCACCTCCGAAGGCACGGAAAGGAGAAACATGAGCTTCGCGAGAAAACTGAAACGTAAAACGCAAAATAAGATGAAAACACGCTGTTGCGGACAGCAAATGACACACAAAGCCGGATACGGTTATGTATGCGAGAAATGCGGAAAGGTAAAACATGACTGAATTTATAAACGGAGTTGAGTATCTATATACCATTCCGGCAGAAGAACCTACAAGTTACTGGATTTTGGTTGCGATTTTCTTTATTGCTTTTGCATTATTTGGTATCATGTTTCTCGTCTATTCATTCTGGGGCGGCTTTGAGGATATAGTCGCGGCATTACTGTTAGCGGCAATAGCTACACTGCTATCCTTCTTTGCCATTAAAAGCAACAATGTCAACGAGCTATTACCCGAGCGATACGCTGTGAACATATCAGATGAAGTCAGTATGAACGAATTTACTGACAACTACACCATAGTTGAGCAAAAAGGAAATGTGTACATAATCGAGGTAAAAGATAATGAGCATGACTGAATACGAAAGATTACAAGGGCTGCTGTACAGGCTGCGCGAGATAATGCCGGAGATAGGAGAGAATCCCGTTGCCGACGAGATGTACAACATGGTGTTTGAGTATGCCGAGAGCACAGACGAAGACGTTGTAGAGGTAGTGAGGTGCAAAGACTGCATTCATCACAGGCAGCTTGACCGCAAAGACCCCTACGAGGACAGCTTCATCGAGGGATGCCTTTGGTGTATGCTGGGACGCGGAGACGGTGTTATGCCGGAACAGTTCTGCGACGACGGCAAAAGAAGAGAAAGCGAGGATGAAGAATGAACGGCAAGACAGACCGCGCAAGCGAGATAATGAAGCAGATGGAGTTTATAGAACAGCTCACACAGAAGCTCAACAGGACTATATACCTCAGCGCACAAACAGCCATAGGAAGTAGCGGCATGTGCGGATATACTCAGGTACAGTCTGACATAAAGCGGCTCAGACGTGAGCTGATGGAGCTGTCGAACATGATAGGCTGTCAGTATGGGAGGTAAGGTATGACAAAGAAAAGATTCATTAAACTTTTGATGGGGGAATTACGCTATTCCCGAAACGAAGCGAGATATTATGCAGAGAAAGTACAACTCTGGAATGAAATCACAAGCACAAACAATTCCACATTTAAAAGCATTGGAGACAAAACAAGAGAAACTCCCGTGCCGTATATCGCACTTTACGGATTGTGCAAAAGAGAAAAGGAGATGGAGAAAGGAGAACAACATGGACGCGATTGAGTTTTTGAAAGCAAAAGTACGAATGTGCGCGAATATGGACAGCTGCACATCCTGTGGTTTATACAAGGAACACACTGACTGCGACACGAGGTGCTTTACTCATCCCGATGAAGCTGTTGCCGCTGTGGAAAAGTGGGCAAAAGAACACCCTGTTAAGACGAGACAAAGCGAATTTTTGAAGATGTTCCCGAATGTGCCATTCAGTCATAATACGATTGATATATGCCCGAGCAAGGTTGATGTATTACAAAAATGCCCTAAAGTGACACCTGGCACTCTTAATATGTGTGTATTCTGCAAACGTGAATACTGGCTTGCGGAGGTTGATTAAATGAGAACAACATCCGATGAGTTTCTTAAAAAGTGTGGATTAGCGTTCATTACGTCGACAGAAGCGGAAGAACTTGCGGGAGAATCCCCATGCCTGAACTGCGCAAGAGAAGACTGCAACCTCAGCGGATTTTTCGAACTTGCAAGACGGAGTTTGTACATCCACGCGATGCTTGTACGCAAAGAAGAATACAACTTACTGAATGTGTTCGCCGAAGCACTTCCCTTTTTGGTGATTGACTGCAAAGAAAGGATAGCACAAAACGAATGCACTGCAAAATAAGCGACTGCTTTAATTGCCCTTATCCCGACTGCATCAACGATACCTTTACCTCGCCGAGGGAGTTTACGCCGGAGCAGAAGAAACGGCAGTGTGAGCTGAAGAAGAAAATGCTTGCGCGGCGAAGAGAGGACGGAGTGTGTATCTACTGCGGAAAGAAGCCCGCGGACAAAGGTTATAAATCCTGCATGGAGTGTCGGATAGAACGAACGAAGAAGAACCGCGAATACAGCCGCAAAACGGAAAGATTTACTCCGCGTGAACTGATGGACGGCGTAAAACTGTGCAAGCTGTGTGGGAAAAGACCGCCTGTTGACGGAAGAACGATTTGTGAAGAATGTTTTAAAAAATGCCTTGACAATCTTAATCACGCCGACAGCAAAGAGCAGCCGAACAACGGCTTTAGAGCATCAATAGAAGCGTACTGGAGGGAGAGATAATGACAAGGGATGGAATTATAAAAATCTTAGACAGAGCCATGCAACGCTATGTCGAGCGGAATCAGCAGCTTTTCCTCAGCAAGGGAAAAACCGACAAGGAAATGTGGGAGGAGCTTGAAGCTATAAACAATGCGCGGTATATTCTCTCACGCTTGCCGCAGGTCGTGAATTGCCCTGACTGCGGGAGAATGTACGATACCGATTATCTTCACTTCTGCGGAGGTGATAACGACGAAAACGGTAATGTTTAAAATCGACTACCCGCCGACCAAAGCCGGAAAGACCGCATGGAACAGACGCTACGGACTGAACGCATACTACGCGGGAAAGCATTGGGCGGTACGTCAGAAAGACGCTGAATACTGGCATAAGCTTGTACGAAGCGAACTTTTGAAACAAAATGTTCCGATTTCAAAGTTCAATGTCCCTGTTGGAGTGAAATTATGGTTTAACGATAGGTTGGACATCGACAATGATTCAACCTACGCAAAACTCATTATTGATTCGCTCAAAGGACTATTTTTTGAAGATGATAGTAAAAAATACGTGCAACGGTTAGAACTCAATTGCCACGATGAGGACTACATATTAGTTGCGATAGAAAGGATGAAATGAAGCAAATATGAGCAAAGAAAACCGTGAAACAATCCTTAGCGAAGTAAAGAAGATAATCTGCGACGGCCGCAACGAGCAGTACGGCGAGCCGGAAGACAGCTTTGAGAAAATAGCGGATTACTGGACAACGTATCTCAAGCACAATTGCGTTGCACCCGACGCGGACTGTGATTTAGGAGCGCGAGACGTGGCTATACTGATGGCGCTGTTCAAGCTCGGTCGCATGGAGGCAAGCTATTTCTGGAGCTACGACAGCTTTATAGACGCTATAGGTTATATGACCTGTGCAACAGATATCGAATACCCGAAATTGACAAACTGGGAGAAAACCAATGCAGATAATTAAAATAATCGTCGCAATACTGCTATATGGGTATGCCGTCGGTTATTTCATCGGAGCGTTTGCACTATATGAAGCACCGAACGCAAAACCTGTCAAGCCGAAAATAAAGGCGATGATGTACGGACAAATAGCGGTTGAAATCATAGCCGCTACATTACTGCTTAAAAACTGAAAGGAAGTGTTGACTTATCGCAAACTTTAACTTTAACCGCGTTATCCTCGGAGGACGTCTGACGGCAGACCCCGAGCTGAAAACCAC